ACCTCCCTCCGACCAAGGATGTTCTCCGCGACATGGCCGCTACCGACAACACCTCATTCCCTTGGTTCGCACCTGCAGGTTTGACCCGTGGTGAGGTTGAATGCCAGAGGGCCTACTACAAGACCACCCTACTTGACGAGGATACTCTGTACGAGAACATGATTAACCCGGTCAAGACCTTCGCGGTTGACGGTGTTAAGCTCTGGGGTAACAAGACGGTATACCACAAGGAGACTCCTCGCAACCGAATCAATGTCACCAGACTTATGATTCGTGTTAAGAAGCTTGTTTCTCAGGCATCAAGGTACCTCATCTTTGAGCAGTATGATGTCACCCTCGAGAAGCAGTTCCGTTCACTCGTTGAGCCTATTCTCCAGGATGTCAAGTCCAACAGGGGTATCTACGACTACCGCATCGTTACGGAGTGCACCGAGGAAACTCGCGACCAGCACATCCTCCCGGCCAAGATTATGATTAAGCCGACACCTGCATTGGAATACATCAGCATCAGCTTCGTGGTCTACCCGGAAAGCGTGCAGTTTGACGAGACGCTTTAAGTCTGACAAATCTTCTTAAAATAGGAGCCTTCGGGTTCCTATTTTTTGTTTATGTCGGGGAGAAACTATTTATGGTAAAACGATTGAATATGAAGAACAAGATTTTAGGCATTTTGTTCCTGTTTATGATGGTTTGTTCCGTGAATTCATGCGGTTTGTTCAAAAAACTCGGGCACAAGGATGACGGAAACGGCGTAGTGGCCGGAACGAGCCAGAATATGTACCAGGAAACCCACGAGTATGTCCAGTATCAGGTGGACTCAATGTGCGTCGCGGACAACCTCCCCAAGGATTTTGAAGGGTGGATTGGCCGGGCGTACCAGGATTACGAGACGAATGAGTATGTCGTCAGGTATATTTATATAAAAGAAATGAATGATAACTATGAACTGGTTTATATCGTTACTCAAAAGGGTGATATCTTCGTTGTTTCAAAGAGAAAGACAATCAGTGAATGATATGATTACGGAAGATAAGAAGTTCGGTTTCAAGCCGACAAAGTTTGATGGTTCGGAACATGTTTTCGGGGCCGGGACGCCAAGTCAGGCCATTCCGAAAAGCTATTCGTACCGTAAGTACCTTCCTCCGGTAGTTGACCAGGGGAATGAGTCAATCTGTGTCCCGTGCTCGGTCTCTGCCTACCTCAACTGGCGTGAGAACCTTCCTACCGGCTCAAAGAAGGACAACAAGATAGACTATCAAGAGCTGTACGACATTCGTGACGGTGGTGGTGATGGAATGACTTATAAGGAGGCGTTTCGCTATCTGCGTCATCACGGGGTTTCCTCAAAGGCCGGTGTACTCAAAATCAACGAGTATGCGCTGGTCAAGAGTTTCGTCCAGTTGAAGGAGGCTCTTGTGATGAACGGGCCTTGCTTCGGTGCCCTTCCGGTATACAGTGACCGTGACGAATTTTGGAACAAGCTCCCGGGTGATGGTTTCTACGGCTATCACGCGATTTCAATCGTCGGTTACAACGAGGATGGGTTCATCATCCGCAACTCTTGGGGAACGAGCTTCGGAAACAATGGTTATGTTACCTTGAAGTACGAGGACTTTGCAAAACTGATGGAAGTTTGGACGGTAATTGACTAAAAGAAAAGAGCACCTTGAACGGGTGCTCTTCTTGTTTTATTGGATGATGATTAGTAAGCGAGTATGCAGTAGTCAGGTCTGATGGTCGCGGAAATAGTTGCAAGACCGTCATCGCCCATGGAGAGGTCGCCGAAGTCAACATTGGTGAGGAAACAGTTCTTAAGAATCCATTTCTGCACGACGGCTCCGGTAGGGTCAAGCATTTCAAGCTCAATGTCCCTCTTGTAACCGATAGCATATCCCTGACGGCCGGTGACAGACTCGGAGGTCAGACGAACCCACTCCATGATTGCCTGGGAAGTTGAAGGTCCAATCGGGTCACGGAAAGTAACATCAATTTCACCCCAGGTATAACGACCGACCACATAGGTGGAGGTGTTTAGGAACTGGATTTCAGTTGCTGGCTGGTTGATTTGCGGTCTCTTTGCCGATTCAAGGGTCCATTCCTGTATACCAAGGTCGGCCGGGAAACGAAGCATCCATCTATTTTTCCTCAACGGCTCATAGGTCAAGGGCATTTTAGTCAGAAGGTCACTCATAGTTCTACTAATCTTAATTTCTTATTTTCCTAATAAATAGTGGCACAAAGATTTTTTAGCGTTGAATCATTCCATTTTGACCCTGTGCTGGCATCTGGCCCTGCTGTTGCTGCATGTTCGGGTTGTTGAATGCGGTCTGCTGCTCAGGTTTCTTGTCGCAAATCTGCCAAATCTTTTTCAGGAGCTGGTATCTTTCATCATCCGGGTTTTCAGCCAGCGATGCCATACCCTTAAGGGACTTCTTGCGGATATCGTCAACGAAAGCCATGACATCCATAGTATCCTCCTTCGGTTCCTCAGGTGCATCTTCCGGGTCTTCCTCCGGCATTCCCTCTTCATAACCGCCGAGTTCATCGTCAGCACCTTCAAAGTTTATCATCTCATTGAGGGTCTTCGGCATGCTCTTGACGAGACTCTGCATCTCCATAATATCCTTTTTCACTGTCTTTTTCATGTCATCAGTAATTTTACATTATAAATAGTTGTAGAAAAGCAATTTTATTGACTTGGTGCCATTTTGCTCTATCTTTACTGTAGATAAGTATATGGCAATATGAATTATATTGATGAACTCAAAAACAGTTACACTATCAACGGAAAAATAGATTTAGATGCCCTTGAAGACGATATGGAGTATCTTTCAAGAGTTATTGAGCACGATGAAAAAAAGTTGGATTTTTTACGGTACAACAGGTCTAATGTCGGGTATCTCCCAGAGGCTATCCGTCAGCAACAGGACAAACTCATTGCGCTTGAAAAAATCTACAAGGAAGAGTTGAAGAACGGAAAGGTCGGTAGTGCCATTGACGATGTACTTGAAGACTCGGCAAAGGAAGCAAAAGAGGTTGAGAAACCGGAGGTAGCGGCCGCGGGTAAGCCAATAAAGATGCAGGACTTCCAGGGTGCGCAGATTGAAAAGGATGCTGATGGCTATGATTGGCAGGATTCGTGGGCTCTTACTACCGGTACCGAGGAACAGCGTCAGTTTTACCTGGACAAGATGAAGCCGGTAGCAACAGAGAAACCAAAGAAAGAGGAAGAAGTCAATTATGTTGCAAACGAGGACGGCTATACACCGGACATGAAAATCATCGTATCAGTGGATGGCGAACCGGTAGATGGAAACGGACGGGTGTACCAGAAGAAGGCAATCAAAGCGGAGTCCGAGAAGTTGGTTGACCAGCCCGCACAGATGAAAGTTGAGCACAATAACAACCTTGAAGCAACCGGGCACCCTAAGATTGAACTCAATACTGAGACTGGCGAAATAGAGGTGAAGTGCAATGTCCTTGATGCCAATGGACCGGACTACATTATACCTTCAAGTGAAATGAATGTTCCGAATCCATGTGCTGATTGTGATGTTGTTACATGCATATCAAACCCGAAGAATGAAAATGGGATAAGACAGCTTGAAGTTGTGCCTGCCGAAGAAGACGAGCCTGAACTTGAAATTGACCCTTCCGACTATGAAGTTGAAAGCGGGGATGATGTTGGGGGTGACATATACGAACCGTTCTGGAGCGACAAGCACAAGGCATACGCCGAATTCGCACTGGCCGACTATACAGGAATCATAAACACCGATTCGGTCAAGGGTAGGTTCAATGTAAATGAGAAGACGATTGAACTTAACTTTTCGGACATGCGTGACGTTGATATTTTCCACGTTCTGGTCAAGGAAAAGAACGAGAAGCTTCCGTTCTACAAAAAACTTTTGAAAAAACCAAAAAGTATATTTATGTACGTTCACGAGAAGCATGATGAACCAGGATGGCCGAAGGAGACGGTGACAACCTATGAATTCATTGGCTGTGAAGTCCTTGAGGTATTCTCTCCCGCATTCATGTCATTAAGGGAAGCTCAGCAGGACTACCGACAATACCAGGAATGGCTCGCCGTGTTCAAGTACAAGAAGTTGAAAGTGTATTAGAATGTCACAACCAGTATCAAAGAAACGGACAAAGAAGAAGACAGTGGTGAAGAAGCTGTCGGAGGCGGTCAGAAAGAAACGGCCGCATCCGAAGTATGGAACATCAAAGCTGGAAGACTATTTCGCGGAGAATTTCCTGGATGTCATCGGTGTCAGGTATGTAAGGCAGTATGAGGCGAAGGACATCGGCCGTTTCTATGATTTCTACTGTGAGGACGCAAATGTCATTATAGAAGTTGACGGGGACTACTATCACAGCTACGGGCTCAAGTACGAGGAAAAGAACCCGATGCAGAAACACAATGAGCGTGTGGACAAGCTGAAGGATGAATGGGCCCTGTCAAACGGAAAACCGATACTCAGGTTCTGGGAGCACGACATACGCGACAATCCGGAGAAGGTGATGAAGACCTTGAAAGAGGCGATTGGGAAATATACCGAGAAACAAGAAAAAATAAGGAAGAAGAACAACAGACATTAGAATGCCAACCATTGAAATAAAAGACCTTGAAAGGCAGAAGAAACAGCTTAAGGCCTCGTTTGACATGTGGGAGAAGACCATAAAGGATACCGTTGAGTCAATGAAGAACGAGCGGTTGCCGGATAAGACAAAGAAGTACACCGAAGAGCAGATTGAAAAACAGTTGGCACTGCTCCGAGACGGCGAACAGGATGTCATTGACAAGTGGCTCTTCCTCGGAGGCACCATTGACGAACTCCGCGGTGATGCAAAGAAGTCCGAGAAGCCGGTTGTCAGAAAGAAGACGACAGGCAAGACGGTCATGGAACAGTTGGAGGACATTCAGGCAGATGCTCCGAAGGTAACGAAGAAGGAACAACAGCAGGAACCACGGATGCAGGAAAGAAGGAATACCGTTGTTGAATCCGCCAGCAAGCTCATTCCGAAGATGGACGAGGCGAACCCAATGGCATCCTACGATATCATTCCCCTCCCGTCAAATGGTGAGTGCTACAAGAACAAACAGGGACGCATTGCCGTTTCCTACCTTACCGCTATGGACGAGAATATCATCGGTTCCGTCAACCTCTACCGTGACAACATGGTCCTGGATGTCATCCTCAAGGAGAAAATCCGCGACCCGGAAATTGATGCCGACGACCTCCTTGACGGAGACCGCGATGCCATCATCCTGTTCCTCCGCGCATCAGCCTACGGCAACCAGTACAGCGTTACGACCACGGACCCGGAGACCAAGAAGACCTTTGAGACCAAGATTGACCTCTCAAAAATCAAGTACAAGGACTTCACGCTTACCGGCGATGAGAACGGGTGGTTTGACTTCCAGCTTCCGGTCAGCAAGCATGACATCAAGTTCAAGTTCCTTACCCACCGCGATTATGTCAACCTGTCCAAGCTTGACGAACTTGAAATCGGAAGTCTTCGTAAGGCCGAGATTAGGAAATACAACGACAAGCTTGCATACTATCTTGGTGAGGACGAGATGCTTACCATGGCCGAGAGGAAGGAAATTACAAATGCAATTGACAAGTTAAAGGAATGGTCGGAGAAATTTGAGGACGATGAAAGCCATTTCTCCCACAGGGCGACAAATGAGCTCGAGATGCAGATTATGTCCGTGAATGGGAACACCGACAGAAGGTTCATCCATGACTATGTCGCGACCATGCCAATCCGTGACTCTTCCGCGTTGAGAAAGTACATCAGCCAAAATACACCTGGGGTAGACTATCACTTCATGGTTGAAAAACCGGAGAGTCTCGGAGGTGGCTCCATGGAGGTGTTTCTGCAATTTGACCAATTTATTTTTCTCACTGATTTCTGATGATTACGACCGGATGCTGAAGGATGAGATATGGGGTTGCGTCCATTACATGAAGCTCCCTATGGAGACCGTGATGAGGATGCCCGTACAAGACCGCCGGTATTTCATTCAGAAACATAATGACGAACAGCAGGGAATTAAGAAGACCATGGACAAGCGGAGCGGTGTTGCGACCATTACGGACGGCGACGCAATCAACGAGTACGCAAGGCTTGAACAAGAGAACATTAAGAACAGAAAGAGGGGGTAACAAGGCCCCCTTTTTGCTGTTAAGAAAACGGACAGGAGATATTTATACAAAGAAATTGTAACATTATGCCAGAAAAAGCGCGCGGAACCATGTCTGAGTTTGAAAGCGGGTTGAGAAACCTGCTTAATCCTACTACTGAGCTTACTGGAATTTTCGGTGAGTTGAGTAGAATATTGGATAGAGTTTACGCATATGTAAAACCATTCAGTGAAGTTCAAAAATCGGCAATTGAACTGGCAAAATCCGTCGGTTTGGCCAGCAAGACCATTATGGCTACGGCAACGAGGACTATTGAACAGAACCGTAGGATGCAGCTGTCCATGAGCTACAACATGTCTACCCAGGAGATGATTGGCATGCAGACCGCCCTCATGAATAAACTCGGAAGAAATGTTGCAATTGACCAAGTAGGCTCTGTTCAGAGGAATGCGGCTGGCGAAATAGTAAATCCGAATTTTGATTCCGACCTTGAAAATCTTATAGCTGCGACAAAGGTTTTTGGCGAAGGTAGGGTTGGTGATATTGTTGCTGGTTTTGACCATGTCGGAAAGTCCATGAAGGAAGCTGCAAAGGCAACTGGAAAATTATACAAAGAGGCTGGCGAATATGGCATAAACTTGACTAAATATGCAGAAAACTTTACGACCAACCTCGGTATGGCTCAGACCTACAATTTCCGAAACGGTGTTAACGGCCTCCGCGAAATGGCAAGGAAGGCGACTGAAATCCGTCAGGACATGAAACAGATTGCACAGTTTGCTGATAAGGTAGGTTCGGTTACTGGCGCGGTTGAAACAGCTGCAAATCTCCAGGTTCTCGGTGGTTCTTTTGCTACGATGGCAAATCCCTTGGCTATGCTTAACGAAAGTCTGACTGATATGGAAGCTCTTCAGAAAAGGTTTAGCGATATGACTATAGGAGCCGCCACCTACGACCAGAACACCCATGAAATTAGGATGGACGCGTTCAACAGGATGCGTCTTAAGAGAGCGGCTGAGGCAATGGGTGTTGACCCGAACAACTTGATTGACCAGGCATACGCACAAGCAAGACAGGCAGAAATCAGTCGTCAGATGACCGGAATGGGTAATCTGACACCGGAATTTAAGAAGATGATTGTCAATGCGGGTCAGATAGACAGTGAGACTGGTGCTGCCGGTGTTACGATAGGCAACAAGTTCGTAAGTTTGGCTGATATGGCCGCAATGGGTTCTGACGAGCAGATTGCGTTGCAACAGCAGATGATTGAGGAGAATCGCAGCGAGAGCGAGGATATCAAGGCCATCGCGAAGTCCGTCATGGGTATTGAAGACCTTGTTTCTGGTCGTAAAAAGCAAATGTCAAACGAAGCTGCAAGGGCAAATATTATGCCGGGTGTTATCAGCGGTCTTTCTTCGCTTGATATGGCTATGAACCTAATTAACGAGAAATTCACACCTCAAGTGATAGAGGGTGCTGGTAAGATTAACCAGCTTATTAACAACGTCGGAACATTTTGGGAAACATTCACTTCAGCTCCGATTGTTGGACTAATTGGAACATTGGCTGCTGATACGCCTGAACAGTTTGGTAATGCTTTTCAACAACTGGCTACGGATTTATTCGGAACATCTTCACAAGTACAGGCATTTGGTAAAACCATAGGAGATGTTATGTCAACAATTTATGGCACGCTGCAAAAATATTTAGGACCAACGAGTTATGTAAACGAAAGGGCGGGTATAAACTTGTTCGCACCAAGCGAGTCATATCTTAATGGTGAAAGTGGCAGAGAAACGCCACCAGTTGCAAGGGAACCGGAATCGGTAAGAAGTGAAGTTCTTGCATCAAGAGACCTTGTCACCGAAGCGAATTACCTGTCAAGTCATGGCGGTCATCGCGAAGTAATGGCCCCGATTGTCGGTGGTGAGCTTATGAACAACCGGGTCACGATATCCGGAAACGACAACAGCATGCCGACCGCGACCGTGGCACCTACGAAGAGCGAGGCACAGACGGCACAGCAGACCGCGACAGAGCAACAGCAGACCACACAGTCAGGAAACTATAACTTTAATGTATCCGGAACGCTGACAATGAACGTCAACGGGGACAACGGAAGGATAGGAAGCGTAGATGTCATGAAGATGCTCCAGGACGACCCTGACTTCAAGAGAATGCTTGCATATGAGATAGCGAAGGCAATGAAGGAAGTGGATGCCCGTGGCGGCGGTTCACAATAAACTTAAAAGAAAACAACGATGAGAAACGGAAAACCAGGAATAAGCAGCTTTGACATGTTCGCCACCGGACATGCCATAAGAGAGGAATTGAGGTCAATGGGCGGAAGTCTTTTCGGCCTCAACTCAACTATTATGAAGCTTTCCAACGGTGATGACAGAAGCCCGGCCAGACTTGATGAACAGATTGGTGCGAGGGAGGTTTCAAAGGTCTCCGGTCGTCGTATTGGCGGTCCGGCTTCCAGTTCGCGTGGTGGCGTAGGACCGAGAAGTACCCCGGCCAGAACAGCCAATCTCCTCGGAAATCCATATATGAGAAGATACGAGGGCCCGGATGCCAATGGTTCGTATTTCTTTGGTCTTCCTGGTGCTCCGTCAATCGGTGAGTACTATGATGTCTACGAGAGCGAGCAGAATCATCTCCGTTTCCTTGACGAGACAATTGGACGCGACCTTCTCGGATATACCCACCTTGAAAATGCGGCACAGGAGAGGAGCGGAGATGCATCCACTGACGAAATTTACCTGCGAAGCACCTATTCCGTTTTCGGTGACCTTAACTATCCGTTTGATAACCAGGACATTGAAGCGTTCAGGCTCGGTTCAAAGAGGTACAGTCCTTCCGAGCCGTATGTACTTAAGCCACTTGACAACAATCTCGTAAGGAGAACGATGGATGGTCATGTCCAGGGATTTAAGGAGAAGTTCGAGGCGTTCATGCCGGGACGGGAGCCATATCACGGGTCCCTCCTTGACATGTGGGATTTCATGGGCTCACACTACTATCTGAACCTAATTAACGGTGTGGCTGAGCATGGGCTGTATGTTGAGAACTATGAGAATGAACCAAGGAATCGTACGATGGTCTTTGACCGCGATGCCGTTCCTCAGTCTGACTATGCCTATTTCCTGGATGTAGATACTATTTCCCCGGACAAGGAAATCAAGGGACTTCTCGGAAAGACCAACAGGATGTTCTACGAAGGTAAGATAAGGTCGCTGGTTAACAGGTTCGCGACACTTAATGGACACGGAGAGGGTAATGCAGACTTCCTAAACACCGCAACCGACCACATCTACGGTCTGTCAAGGGGTAGGAACCTTCGGAAACTTAACCTGACCAACGAGAACGGCTATCCGAACCCATATTGTCGTGTTTGGACCACCCATTACCAGTATTCAAAATACAAGCACCTCATCAGGGGTAAGTGGGCCGATGACTCCATAAATTCTGGCCAGGGGCACTACACCCTACACCAAGGTGACCAGCTTATGCGTCCGAACAAGGGATACGAGCGGCTCAAGAATTTCACTTCCCTTGACCCAGAGAATGGTAGGCCGATATTCACTCCGTACTATGTCAATGACCGTAGTGTCATGGAAGAGGACTCCATTAAGAGGTGCATGTTTTCCATTGAAAATCTGGCGTGGAAGGACATTATACCGGATAGTACGCTTATTCGCAAAAATGCTGACGAGGTTTCTATTGTCGACAACAAAACATTCGGAAACACGACGGTGAAGATGACCAAGACCTACGGTAACGCCAAGGGCTTCGGTATGACACTTACCCCGGAGCAAAGGGGTCCTAACGGTGGTCGTATCATGTGGTTCCCTCCGTACAATCTCAAATTCTCTGAACAGGTACATGCCGACTGGAACCCGAATGAATTTATTGGCCGTGGAGAGAAGATTTACTCCTATGTAAATTCGGAACGCACCGGAACTCTGTCATTCACAGTCCTGGTCGACCATCCGTCCGTGATAAACGAATGGACGCGCGGTGGTAAGATGGGGAAGACAGCAAACAAGGTTGACCCGCTTTCAAAGGATGAGATGATACTCCGTTATTTCGCCGGTTGTGATGCCCTGGAGTTCAATCCGAGAGAGGAATATGATGTCCCGTATACCGCAATTACCAAGGACATTACGAAGATGGTTGAAAGCAAGGAGACCGTACAGGAAGGTGTTGACAAGACCGAGAGGATGGTTCAGAAAGAAACCCAGAACCCGGATGGTGATGTCATTTTCTACAGTGTGTTCTACTACCCGAACAACTACGCCTGTGAAGATTTCAATAATGGAACAAAGTCTGGCGGGTATAAGGCCGCACTTGCTAACATCTTTGAAAACGGTGTGCGAAGCAATGGAACAACCGGTTATGAACTTGGCAATGGAGGTACCGGAATGACATATGGCGGTAAATATTACTACCGCGGAAAGGATAAAAACGGTGATACGCGAGAATGGTATTACCCCGTTGACAACCGCGTTAACGACGAAGTCCTAACAAACAAGGACAGATATAAGGACATGAATGATTTCGCACTCAACGCCGGTTTTTATGGAACCTTCTGGGACAACATCCCGGAAACAGGTGTCAGGGAGTATCTAAACAAGGGCAATTCACTGTCAGATAGCACAAATCTTTCAGTTGCAAAATATCAGGTCGGCGCTAAGGATATTGACAACAAGTATTTCGTACCGGCCCAGAATTTCTATAAGAACCTGAAGACCGTGATAACGAACCTTGACAAAGAGACGAACAACACTTACCGGTATGAGATTGACATTCAAGGATTTGCATCGGCCCACGGTTATGTTCCGTCCAACAAGATACTCGCGGAAAACCGTGCGAGGGTACTTGAAGAGTGGATTAAGGACTCTGGTGCCTTTGACTTCGGACCGAACGGACGCGCGACCATTTCGCACAACGGAAATGGCCAGGTCCAGAGCACGAACACCGAGACCGAATCGGACTTCAAGCCGAAGGCCGCGCGCGCCGCTATCGTTAAGCTCAAGCTCATCCCTACCAAGACCATCATAACTGAGGTCCAGGAATTTGAGGAGACTCCGCACATGGTTGAGAAGACCGTAACCGCCGAGACCAACGAGCACCAGTTCAAGGAGGTATATGACACAAGCAAGTCCGACGAGTACATCAACGACACATACGATAACGAGTATACATACTTCAAGCAGATAAACGAGAACGACGACATGGTCAAGAGGTACATTTCCGACAAGGTTGATTACTTTGACCCGGCGTTCCACTCCATCACTCCGGAAGGTTTCAATGCAAGACTTACCTTCCTGCAGCAGTGCGTCCGTCAGGGGCCTACCATCTCCGCGTCTGACCTTGGAATGGGCAGTGCGTACGGTGCCGGTAACCTTGCGTTCGGTCGTGCTCCGTTCTGTATCCTCCGTATCGGTGATTTCTTCAACACCAAGATATGCATACAGAGTATAAACATTGAATATGATAACGGTGGTGGCATTCAGTGGGACCTCAACCCGGAAGGCGTAGGTCTGCAGCCGATGTTTGCAAATATCAACATCCAGTTCACCTTCCTTGGTGGTAGTGATATCTCAGGTCCTATTGCTCGCCTCCAGAATGCCGCATCGTTCAACTACTATGCGAACACATCTGTATACGACAGGCGTTCTGACTATCGTGAGTCTTTCGCTACGAAGGAAGATGATACTGCAATGACCTGGTCACCTGTTATCCTCAACAAGGACGAGGATGCGAATGTAATATCACACTTGCCGTTCAGCTCAAGGATACCGAAGATGCGTGACGGAGAAGATAAGAAATAACGACTGAAAACATGGCTTCATACGACAGATATTCACAGTTCAGACAGGACGGTTCCATTTCAATCGTCCCGTACGGAGAGGTTCCGGCAAAGGACACCGACTACTACGAGACATATTATCGCGGCAAGACAAGGCTTGATATTCTTTCTTATCAGTATTATAATGATAGTAACTACGGGTGGCTCATCATGCAGGCAAATCCGCAGTACGGGTCCATTGAATTTGAAATACCGGACCAGGCGAAGCTGAGAATTCCGTACCCGCTGAGCCAGTCCCTGCAAGACTATCGGGCCTCCATTGAAAACTATAAGAAACTATACAAGTAAGGTAGATGTCACT